TCGGGTTCTTGTGGAGAGCCGTCATCAGGTCGGTGCTGGCTTGTTGTTCCAGTTCGGCCTGACGCTGCCTCTCGCGGTCATCGATCTCAGACTGCCGACGGTCGATCTCAGCTTCAACGGCATCGAGACCATCAGCGAGGGTGGTCATCTGCGTCGGGGTGAGGCCAAGCTCCTTACGGTTCTTTAGGAGGGTCGTGATCATCCGAGGGTCAGCGTGGTGGACAGCCGCGCGGATCACACCGGACACGGCATAGTCGTTCCCACGGGCACCCTCGGTGGAGAAGAGGTCCTCACGGACGATGTCGAAGGCCTCTAGGGCCTCATCAACCGACAGGTCACCGTTGGCAAGCTGCTCACCGATGTCGAAGATACGGGTGTCCTGAGCATCGAGCATTTCACGCTCAAGGTTCCGGTCGATGTCCGCCGCATGCTGGGCCGAAAGGTTCGTGGTGACCTGCTTGATGATCGGCATGGCTGCCCTGAGGGCATGGGGGCGATCCGCATACTGGCTCAGGAAGTCATCGGACTGCTCGACGAGCCACGCACGGAACCCCTCGGGGTCAGACGCAGCGTCCATCCCGAGGCGACCATACTGGATAGCCATCTCGGACTTCCACTTGATCGCATCGCGCTCCCCACGGCTCTCTTCGAGGCCCATGGTGTAGTAGCGGGACTGCTGGCGCAGGATGTCCTTCTGCTGGACACCCTTCATCTCCTGCCCTGCTTCTTCGGCGATGGCATCGAGTTGACCTTGGGTGTAGTAGTCCTTGCGGCGTTGATCTTGAACCTCAGCCGCCTGCTGTTCGAACATTTGGCTGAAGGCCCCGAGGCCTTTCTGGAGGGCCTGCTCACGCCGGGTGTCACGTGCGGGCTGGTAGTAGGTGTCGAGGCTTTCGACAAAGCTACGGGCGGCACCCCTCGTCTGAACGGTGGGGTTCACCCGGCCACTGCGAGGTGCCATGTAGGTTCTCCTTGTTAGTCTCCGAGGCCGTTCAGACCGAGGGTCTTACTGCCGTATTTCGGGATGGGCGCGAGGATGCCGAGGGCGTCCCCGAGACCGAAGCTGGTCATGGGCTGGGACGCGATCCGGCCTTCCGCGCGGGACCGGGCCTGCTCGTTGCTGGTCTTGTAGGCGTTCTTGAGACCCGTCTGTTCTTGACGGTTGCGTTGCTTGTTGCGGGTGGCTGCGAACCGCTTGTCGCGGAGTAGGGCGCGGACAGAGCTACCCTGCACACCGGAGCCGATGGCACTGGTGTAGGCCATGCTCTCAGCCTCTCGGCCTTGCAGGATCAGGTCCATGCCGGTCTGTAGGATCGCCCGGTTCTGATCGAGCATCTGCCGGGTGTTCTGCACATACTCATTGTTCGCCGCCAGCTTGGCATTCTGGGCATTCGCGAGGGCAGCTTCGTTCTGAGCGTTGATGCTGCTCATCGTGCCGATAGCGTTGATGCCCACGGTAGCCAGTGTGGGGTCACACATGATGTCTCTCCATGGGTCGGACGAACTCGTAGAAGGGACGACCTTCAACGCCGAAGTTCGGGTGTTCTTTGATGATGGTGAAGCCGCTCCACTTGAGCCACCTGTGGTGGACCGTGTTGCGGGCATCGGTGTAGTTGAAGACGGCCTTGTAGCCCCTGCCGATCCTCTCGACACCCTCACGGCACTCCCTGAGGAACTGCCGGTGGAGGTGCGTGAACTGGTTGGTGGCGACCATCCAGATCAGGCCGAGGTCGGGGTTGAAGACCGTGGGGACGACCCCCCAGATTGCCGTGGGGACGCCGTTGGGGAGGCAGGCGACCTCGCACAGCCCTTCGTCGATCCCAAACTTGAGGGTTTCATCGACAGGGATACGCGAGGCAGCCTTGATCTCTGCCAGATCGGAGGGACGAAGGTCGGCTACGAGCAGGGGGATATCGCAGTATTGTGCTTCTCTGACGTAGCCTTTCATCGCTAGAACCTCTTCGCTTTCTGGCGGAACCTTGCAAGCCACTCGACGCTCCCGAAGGAGCACTTGTAGGGCTTGTCGTTCTTGAGTTGGATCGTGACGGCGGTGTTCTCCGCGAAGACCGGGAACTTGAATTCTCCGGTGTCCGAGGGGATGCCGTCGGCGGTTGCGTCCTCGTCTCCCAAGATGCGCCCCGAGAACGTGTAGGTGTTCGTGGTGTTGCTCTTCGGGGTGACCTCCACGGTGAAGTAGGAGGTGCCTTGGTAGATCAGGGACATGTAGTGGAGTTGCAGGCGACCATCTTGGATCGTGCTCTCGCCACCCTGAGTTTCCTCGCGGATATACTGGGTGGAGAACTCGTAGAGGAACTCGTAGTTGAGCCCCCCGGTGAACTCGTAGGACGTGATGTCACCCTCGACGGTGTAGGTGTCCTCATCGGATCGGGTTGCCGTGATCTTCGAGAAGGTTCCATCGTCCGTCCGGTAGAACTCGACGGTCGAGGCGGTGCCGTAGGGGATATCGATGGTGGTCAGACCGGTGCCCGCGCTGTAGGACACTGTGCAATCTGCCTCGGTGAACTGATGATCCAGCAGGAGGTCCTTGTCGATGGTGGGGCCGACGAGCATCTTGTCGATACGGACATCGGAGCCGACCTTGTAGACGAGGTAGAGAACCTCCTCCAAGAAGCCCATGCCCACGATGGTCACGTTCTCATCGAAGACCCACTTGCACCACGCGGACTGCACCTTGTCATCGTTGATCTCATACCACTTGTGGACGTAGATCACGTTGGGTTCACTCTCGGCCACCGCGAGGAACGCAGAGGCACTTGAGGACCCGGCGATGGCCCTGATGTCCAATGGGATGTAGGTGGGAACCTGCACCGCGATGTCGTCAGCCTTGATGGTCTGGCGGTTCACGTCGATGTAGATTTCACGGGCCACCGTGTGGGTAGGACCGTTGCCCACGAAGTAGGCGGAGTTCCCGACGTTCACGGGGGACACGTAGGGGCTCGCGGGATACGAGGTGGACGGGGTGATGCCCACGGTGTCAGCCGCGAAGACATCCCCGGAGTTCACCCGGAACTGCTGCTTGTCCGAGAGGAGCAAGAGTTCATCCGCGAAGGCCACGGCGTGATACAGGGTGTTCACCCGGCCAGTGACCGAGGCGACATCGATGACATCCTCAGCGAGGATTTGTAGGACCGTGGTGCGATACTGCTGCTCGAAGTTCCCTACCTTGCTGAGGACCATGTTCTCACCACCCAAGAGACCCAAGCGGCCCTTGAAGAGGAACATGCCGTTGATCGTGGTGCCCACGTAGGACGGGCTGGGATTGGTGGTGGCATCGCCTGCCGACCGTTCTTCCCAAGTGTTCTCACGGAACTCGAAGGTGTTCGCCCCGGTCTTCACGAGGACATGGGGCATCGTCGAGGCATCGAGGCGCTCGCGATCATCGTAGCCGTAGGTCTCCTGCCACGAGTTGGTCTCTTCGTTATACTGGACCCAGTAGGGGTTATCCCGGTTCTCGAAGTCTTGGATTTTGACCACGCGGTTGTCCCGCTCAAGGGGTGGCAGGCGGTCAAAGCTCTGGACGGTCTCGGTGTAGACCTCCATGGCGTTCCCACCGAACTCATCGTTGACCCTGATCTCGTCACCAGAGGTAACCACGATGGAGATCACGGGGCCCCTGCGGAGCACGGAGAAGCCATTGGACACGAAGTCAGCCGCGAGTTCCGCAGCGATATCGGCGGTGCCTTCGAGGGCCGTTCCTGCCGTGGTGTTGTCGCTGGTCCCGAAGGATGCTTCGAGGGAGCCGTTGATGTAGACCGCGTAGGTGACCGAGGGGATTGCCTGTTTTACGAAGACGGTCGCAAGGGTCTTGGGGTCCGTTCGGCTGTCCGTGAGGCTCTCAGCAGCCACGGTCTTCTCGGTGTTGAGACAGAAGGTGGTATCCGCGACGGTGACGAACCTCATCTTCTTCCACACATCTGTGGTAGGGAGGTAGGCCTTGCCATCGGGGAACGTCACGGTCTGCTTGGTGCCAGCCGCATCGTAAAGCTCAAGGTCCCCTGAGCCGACCACGAGGATATACTTCTCGGTCAGGTCCCGGTCGATCACATGCACAGCGGCATGATCGGGGACGGTGATTGCAGGGGAGAGTTCAGCCACGAACTCCGTGGGTGCCCTCTTCATCAACCCCGAGACCACGCTGGGGAAGGCGTTGTTCATCTTCTCGCCACTGGTGGTCAGGCGGGAGGGGGAAGGCTGTTGGGACACCCCGGAGACGAGGTTAGGGATAGTCTGTGCCACGAGGCTCATGAGGTGTCTCCTTTGAGCAGCAAGTGCTGCCTTGGTGTTAGTAGACGTAGCGACGGAGCATGTCAGCGGTCTCCCAGTTGCCCGTCAGCATGTTGTGGTCCGAGACCCGGAGGTCATCGGCGACAAGCTCGTTGTAGGCACCCCGTTCCGCATCGACATCCTCGGGATCGTTGGAACCTTCGGTGCGGTTTTGGAAGATACGAGCGGCCCTGAGGGCGACGTAGCGACGGCCACTCTCTGGCATCTGGTCGAAGGGGAGACCGAGGACCATCGTCACTGTGATGTTCTCGGTGAAGGTGAAGGTGTGGTTCTTCCGGTCATAGAGCCGGTTCCCACGCTGGACGTAGTCACGGTCCCGGTAGTTCCCATCGGGGTCCACCGAGAGGGCGTAGCTGGGGACGAAGATGTTCCCGTTGGTGTCCTTGTTGAGGGGGTATTCCTTTTCGGTGTTCCAGTAGAAGCCCTTGTTCTGGACTTCGCGGGAGATCGAGCGGACCAGCGCCAGTGCCTGCTGGGCGTCCACACCGATCACACCAGAGATGGTGGCGACAGGGGTTTGACCGATGTTCGCGAGGCACTCATTGACCGCCTCAAGCTCGGTCGTCGGGGTCAGTAGGATTGCCATGAGGGCCTCCAAGGATGAAAAAAGACCCCCCGCCGTTAAGCAGGGGGTCAGAAGGGTTAGCTCGCGGCTTCTTCGAGAGCCACGATGCCTTCGGGACGCAGGACGCCGTGACCGACAGCCATCTTGGTGACCATCAGGGTGCCCTGACGACGGATGTCATACTCAGCCTCGGCAGCGATATCCATCAGCTTGACGGTGCCAAGCGCGGACTTGTGCATGCACAGGGCCTTGTAGTTCGTCGCATCGACGCCATACTTGGAACCCGACGTATCCGGGTAATCCGGGGTCGAGGCAGCATGGTTGATCGCGAGGTTCGGGGTCGAGACGATGCGGAAGCCCGCCACGTTCATGACCTTGCCCATCGCATACGAACCGTTCGGGTCCGAGTAATCCCGGTCGAGCAGCTTGTCGTTCTGGACGAGGTCGTAGTAGACGCTCGGGGGCACCAGCGCGTAGCGGTCTTCACTCGGGATGTAGAGTTCATCAAACCGCTGGGCGGCATCGTAGATACCACCGATGATATCGGCAGTGGACGCGGTGGCACCGAGGGCGACACGCTGGGCGTCACCTTGGTCAGCCACGGCACCGGTGTCGCCATCGGCAGTGGCCTTGATCGCCATCGACAGGAGGTTCCGGTCGTAGGTCTGGGCCAGAGCGGCACCAAGCTGCATCGCGTATTCCGAACGAACCTCGTAGTGGTTCTTGGCTTCGTCGATGTTCGCGATGAAGGCATGCGAGATCAGCAGGTCATCGATGGTGATGACCTTCTCACCGTGCTCGATGGTCATGCCGGTGATCTCGGTGCCGGGCGTGTGATACTCGGCGGTGGTCCGACCGATGGCCGGGAACTGGGCCGACTTGCCCGAGGAGATGGAGCGGACGCGGGTCTTGTCCTTCATGACGGTCTTCGCGTTATACGAGGTCAGAACCTCGCCCGAGAAGACTTTGAGGAACAGGGCGTCCACAGCACCCGACAGGTTCGCCTGACCCACGCGGGAGACAGTTGCGTTTGCCATTGTAGGCTCCTATGGAAGTGTGTGAAGTAGGGTTGATTTCCCAGCCCCTTCGACGCGCCTTCCAATCAAGGTTATCCTCCGCAGAGGGCCTCGGTTGAACTAAGCTTAGTCTTTGGTGTGTGGGAGTAGCTCAGGGCGTCCCCTGAGTGAGCCGTATGATTGCTCTTAAAGG